ACGGTATGAATCATTTCTACCGAATGTGGCACGATGCTGAAAAAGGTAAAAATGAATATGTATTTACTGACGTTCATTGGAGTGAAGTTCCGGGAAGAGACGAGGAATGGAAAAAACAAACTATTGCCAACACTTCCGATCAACAGTTTAAAGTTGAGTTTGAATGCGAATTCTTGGGTTCTGTTGATACTCTTATTGCACCATCCAAACTTAGAACGCTCGTCTACGATGCCCCTAAGACACGTAGCGCAGGTTTAGATGTTTATGTTGATCCAGAGGACAATCACGATTATCTAATCACTGTAGACGTTGCTAGAGGCGTAGGAAATGACTATTCTGCATTTACCATTGTGGACATTACACAGTTTCCTCATAAAATAGTTGGAAAATATAGAAATAATGAAATCAAACCAATGCTCTTTCCCAGTATAATTCAGGAAACAGCAACTGCATATAATAATGCTTATATTTTATGTGAGGTTAATGATGTTGGAGACCAAGTAGCAAGCATTCTTCAATATGATTTAGAATATAATAATTTGCTAATGTGTTCTATGAGAGGTAGAGCAGGTCAAATCGTTGGACAAGGTTTTTCTGGAAAGAAAACTCAACTTGGCGTTAAGATGTCAAAAACTGTCAAAAAAGTTGGGTGCTTAAATCTTAAAACAATGATTGAAGAAAGTAAGTTAATATTAAACGATTATGAGATTATTAGTGAACTTACTACATTTATCCAAAAACACAATTCATTTGAAGCAGAGGAAGGGTGCAATGATGATCTTGCAATGTGCTTAGTAATATATGCTTGGTTAGTTGCTCAGGATTATTTCAAAGAGCTTACGGATCAAGATGTTAGAAAAAGATTATATGAAGAGCAAAAAAACCAAATAGAACAAGACATGTCACCATTTGGTTTTATTTCTGACGGATTAGATAATAGCAGTTTTTTAGATGTCGATGGTGATCGATGGTATGTCGATGAATATGGAGATCGCGCTTATATGTGGGAATACATGTAAATGGATTTAGATAAGCAGATAAAACTTGGACATTTGCTATTAGCAGATAGAAAATGTAGAGTCTGTGGTGAAACAAAAAACTTAATAGATGCATTTTATAGAACAAGAAAAGATCGTGGTCCAGTTGCATCTTCTTACTCTTATGAGTGCAAAGAGTGTACTATAAAAAGAATTATTGAACGTAAAAAAGACACACCCCTAGCGATAAACTGGGAATATCCTGATTGGTAGATATTCACGTCAGGTTTCCCCTGCGTAAAGTATCTTTTTAATAAATATTTTTTAGATAAACTGAGATTTCACGGAGAAAAAAATGGCGACTCCTCAATTATCTCCAGGCGTACTCGTCAGGGAAGTTGATTTAACTGTAGGAAGAGCTGATAATGTTTTAGATAATATTGGCGCAATCGCTGGGCCCTTCCCAATTGGACCTGTTGATTTTCCAATTGATATTGCAACTGAACAGGATTTAATCAATACTTTTGGCAAACCAATTTCAACGGACTCCCAGTATGAGTACTGGATGAGTGCTTCATCATACCTTTCATATGGCGGCGTACTTAAGGTAGTTAGAACTGGTGGTTCAACCTTAAATAACGCAAATGCAGGAGTTGGTGCTGCATCGACATCATCTTTAGATATTGACAATTATGATGATTATATTAATAATCATTCAGATGGAAATAACTTCACTTTTGCAGCAAAGAATCCAGGATCTTGGGCAAACAATCTAAAGGTATGCGTTATTGATGATTTAGGAGATCAAATCATTGGCGTTAATACTACCAACGTCGGTGCTCTTGGCGCTCAAATTGGATTTGGTGTTACCACATCTCTCACTTCAGTAACTTTACCTGGTGCAGGTTCTACCTCATCATTTACCGGTTATCTCAAGGGTATCATTACAGGCATCACTACAGATGCAACTAGCAGCAACAGCACCATTACCGTAAAGGTAACTTCAAGAGTTTCTTCAACTGGAACTGAAACTCAAATTAATTATGCTGAAGGTACTTCTTTTGCAGCATTTGCAGCAACTCAGACTGTTAACTTTATAAATTCATCAGGTGCTTCCGCTGGAACTGCAACTGTCGCTTCTGTTTCTGATTGGTACAATCAACAAACTCTTGGATTAACCAATACTACAATCTATTGGAAGTCTATTGCACCTAAACCTGCAACAAATAGATATTCCTTAGATAGAAATGGAAAGAATGATGCTATTCACGTTGTTGTAGTTGATGATCTTGGAACAATTACTGGAAACCAAGGAACTATTCTTGAAAAGCACGTAAGTCTTTCTAAGGCTCTTGATTCTATTTCTGCGGTTAATTCTCCACAGAAAATTTGGTATGAACAATATCTTGCAGATTTTTCATCACAAGTTTATGCTGGCGGAAATCCATCAAGTGCTGCAGATGCTTACTGGGGTACTGCACCAAGAGCAACTGGATTTACCACATATTCTGGCGTTCCTTCTGCTTCCTTTACACCAATCTCCACTGCAAGTGGTCTTTGGGGTTCCAATGCTCAGGACGTAACCTTTAATGCAATTGGAAATAAAACCTACACCTTATCTGGTGGTGTTGATTATTCCGCTTCTGGTGGGATGAAGGCAACGCTTGGGGACTTGATCACTTCTTATGATAAGTTCTCCAATAAGGATGAAATTCAAGTAGACTACTTAATCATGGGTCCTGGCATGGACAACGTTGCAGATTCTCAAGCAAAAGCAAGTTATCTAATTTCTCTTGCAGAGCAAAGAAAGGATTGTGTAGCAACTGTTGGACCTCATAAATCTGATCTGGTTGGTGTTACTAACACTACAACTCAGACAAACAATCTTGTTAAGTATTTTAGTTCTCTACCATCCTCTTCATACGCAATCTTTGATAGTGGATACAAGTACACCTACGACAGATTCAACAATAAATTTGTCTATGTTCCTTGTAACGCAGACGTTGCGGGTCTAATGTGCCGCACCAATATTGTTGCATATCCTTGGTTCTCTCCTGCCGGTCAGCAGAGAGGCATTATCAATAATGCAATCAAACTTGCATATAATCCAAATAAAGCACAGAGAGATCAACTTTATCCTCAGAGAGTTAATGCAATTGTAACTCAACCTGGTATTGGTACTCTCCTGTTTGGTGACAAAACTGCTCTTGGTTACGCATCTGCATTTGATAGAATCAATGTTCGTCGCTTGTTCCTCACTATTGAGCAAGCACTCCAAAGAGCTGCTCAGGCACAACTCTTTGAATTGAACGATGAACTGACAAGAGCAAACTTTAAGAACATTGTTGAACCTTATCTACGTGATGTTCAGGCAAAGAGAGGTCTCTATGGATTCCTTGTAGTCTGTGACACAACTAATAACACTCCTGACGTTATTGATAATAATGAGTTTAGAGCGGACATCTTCCTGAAGCCCGCCAAGTCTATTAATTATGTAACTCTTACCTTTGTTGCAACCCGCACAGGCGTAAGTTTTGAAGAAGTTGCAGGTACTGTTTGATCATTATTCAATAAATAACCTTAAGGAGGTAACGAATCGTGGCAAGACTCAAGACAATCTCTCAATTTAAGAGTGCTTTAAGTGGTGGTGGTGCTCGTCCCAATCTATTTGAAGTTGAGTTAACAACTTTCCCAGCTGGAATTTCCTGGGATGCAGATAAATTCAAATATCTTTGCAAAGCAGCCGCACTTCCAGCATCAAATATTTCGCCAATTGATGTTCCTTTTAGAGGAAGAATTTTTAAAGTTGCTGGTGACAGAACAATTGATACTTGGACGGTAACCATTATCAACGATGAAGACTTCAAACTCAGAAGAGCATTTGAAGCATGGACTGAACTAATTGCAAAACTTGATAACAACTTGGGTGCAACTCAACCAGCTGCATATATGAGTAATGCAACCGTTTATCAACTTGGAAGAGGTGCTCAAATAAACAGCACCACTAACGCTGGATCTGATAGTTCAATTCTAGCTGCGTATAATTTCGTTGATATCTTCCCAACTAGTGTTTCCAACATTGATCTTTCGTATGATAGTGGCGACACTATTGAGGAATTCACCGTTGAATTCCAAGTTCAATCTTACGAAATCATTAGTGGAACTACGGCAGCTAAAGTCTAATAAATAGACAAAAGGCAAAAGAACAAAAAATAAATTATGGCAAGATTGTTTGGATTTTCTATTGAAGATAGCGAACCATTATCTCCAGGTGTAGTCAGTCCAGTTCCTCAAAATAATGAGGACGGGACTGACCACTACCTGAGTAGTGGTTTTTTTGGTTCGTATGTTGATATTGAAGGAGTTTATAGAACAGAGTTTGATTTAATCAAAAGATATCGAGAAATGGCACTTCATCCCGAGTGTGACAGTGCTATTGAAGATATTGTAAATGAAGCTATCGTATCGGACACTAATGATACTCCTATAGAAATTGAACTTTCCAACTTGAATGCGAGTGATGGAATCAAGAAGAAGATCAGGCAGGAATTTAAATATATTCTTTCTCTTTTAGATTTTGATAAAAAGTCTCACGAAATTTATAGAAATTGGTATGTGGATGGTAGGTTATATTATCACAAAGTAATTGATTTAAAGAATCCACACGAAGGAATTCAAGAACTGCGTTACATAGACCCAATGAAAATGCGTTATGTAAGGCAGCAAAAAAAGAGCGAAAAGGACAAATATAGATTGTCTAATATTAACTCGGATAATCCAATGGATTTTGAGTTTCCTGAAATTGAGGAATATTTCATTTATAATCCAAAACTGACATACCCAGCAAGTAACCCATCATCTCTTGGTGGAACTGCTGGAATCAAAATGTCGAAAGATTCTATCACGTACTGCACATCAGGTCTAGTAGATAGAAATAAAGGATCAACTCTCTCATATCTCCATAAGGCAATTAAATCACTCAATCAACTTCGCATGATTGAGGATAGTCTTGTTATCTATAGATTATCTCGTGCTCCAGAAAGAAGAATTTTCTACATTGATGTAGGCAATCTCCCTAAAGTAAAAGCAGAACAATATCTTCGCGATGTTATGATGCGTTATCGCAATAAACTTGTATATGATGCAAATACAGGTGAAATTCGCGATGATAAAAAATTTATGTCAATGCTTGAGGATTTTTGGCTTCCAAGAAGAGAAGGTGGAAGAGGTACTGAAATCTCAACACTTCCTGGCGGACAAAACCTTGGAGAGATTACTGACATTAATTATTTCCAAGAAAAACTTTATAGATCTTTAAATGTACCTACGACAAGAATTGGTGGAGATGGTGGATTTAATCTAGGCAGATCCTCAGAGATTCTTCGCGATGAAGTTAAGTTCAGCAAGTTTGTTGCTCGCCTTAGAAAGAGATTCTCATATATGTTCCACGATATGTTGAGAACTCAACTTATTCTCAAAAATATTATTACTCCAGAGGATTGGAGTATTATGGAAGAACATATTCAATATGACTTCCTTTATGATAATCATTTTGCAGAACTTAAAGACGCAGAACTTCTCAACGAAAGATTAAATATGGTTCAAGTTGCAGAACCTTATGTTGGAAAGTATTTCTCTCAAGATTATTTGAGAAGAAAGATTCTTCGCCAAACTGATGAGGAAATTGTTGAGCAAGATAAGATTATGAAGAAAGAAATTAAAGATGGTATTATTCCAGATCCAAGTATCCCAGTAGATCCCACAACAGGTATGCCTTTAGATCAAACTTCGCAGATGGATCTTGGACAACCAGTAACGGAACCCAATCTTGATGCCCAAGGTGCTGCAACTGAAGCAAGCGGTAAGATTGCAGAAATGCCCAAGGGTGGCGAGATATAAATAAAGAAAAATATTATTAGGTATTAAAAATGGATGACCTTTTAGATATGATTGCTGCTGACGAATCTCCTTCGCAGATTAGTGATAAGATTAAAGAACTTTTATTTACAAAGTCTGCTGAAAAAATTGATGAATTTCGTCCCGCAGTAGCAAACGCAATGTTCAATAGCGAAACCGCAGAAGAAGAATGAAATCCTTTAGACAGTTCATCTCAGAGTCTGTAAATATTTCTGGAGATTTTAACGGAAATCTTTACATTAATTCTTCTCAACCAGAGCAACAATCGGTTGGTGAGGAATATGTTGCAGATGTTCTGTGGAACGGAAGTCTCTATAGAATGGAATTAATTACTAAAAACGGAATTCCTTCTCCGAGAGATCTTGGTGAACAACTGCAGTCTAATTATCCTGGAGCGGTTGTTCATCAAATTTATCCAGTTACTGAAAAGAATTTAAACATCAAAAATACACAAAGATACCACCCATCAAAGTTAGAATGGATTGATTGATAAATGGCCCAGTGGAATAAAGTAGAACAAGATTATTTAAATCAGGAAAGGAGTCTTTTTGAAGTTAATATGATTGCCACAAAAGATGGCAGTCCAGTTTCTTTTGAGAACCCATTTCCAGTATCTCTTGGAAGTTCAAATATTACAATTAATGGTGATGTGAGTATTGGAGCAACTGTAGATGTTTCAAGTACTCAGGAAAATCCAGTTCATACTCACATCACAGAAGTTGGAATAAGTAGCATTTTAACTGTTCCATATCTTCCGGTTGGTGTTGGGACAGTAAATCTAAATCTTACATATCTTCCAGTTGGCATTTCTTCATTATTGAATACCGTAGCAATATCTAATACAAGTTTTTATATTTCTGGTTTTGGTTCATCGGTTTCAATTTCCAATACTTCATTCTATGTAACTGGAATTGGTGGTTCAGTATCAATTGCAAATACTGGTTTTTATGTCTTAAATCCAGTCACCTCTGTAACTGTTGGAGGAACTGTTTCTATTGCAAATACAGTATCAATATCCAATACTTCCTTCTATGTAACCAATCCAGTCACAACAGTCGCAGTATCAGGTATTGGTTCTACTGTTACAGTTCAGGGAACAGTAGGAATTGGAACAACTGGGCAAGTATCACTCAATCTCAATAGTGCTCCTGTAAGTTCTAGTAATCCCCTACCAGTTACGGGAACAGTATCAATTTCTACAACATCATCAGCATCTGTTACATTTCCACCAATAGCAACTGATGCATTTGGTCGTTTAAGAACTTCAACACCACTTACACTCTTTGATAGTTCTCACAGATATAAAGATAATAATCTTTGGAGTGGTTTAGTTGTAGGAACTGGTTCAACAGTTGGATTTGTAACGGCACAAGGTTTGATTAATATGACTGTTGGTGTTGGAAGCACCGCATCAATCATCAGAGAAACTACAAAAGTATTCTCTTATCAACCAGGAAAATCATTACAGGTATTGAATACGTTTGTAATGAATCCAACAAAATCAAATCTTCGTCAAAGAGTAGGATACTTTGGTGCAGATAATGGGATGTATTTAGAACTTGATGGAAGTAATTTATATTTTGTAGAAAGAACATATGTTCCAGGAATTACAACAGAAACAAGAGTATCACAAGCAAGTTGGAATGTTGATACGATGCTTGGTCCTGGGCATCTCAATCCATCTGGTGTCACATTAGATATTTCCAAAGCACAAATTTTGTGGATGGATATTGAGTGGTTGGGTCTTGGCACAGTCAGAATGGGATTTGTGATTGATGGTAAGTTTATTCACTGCCATTCATTCCATCACGCAAATCTTATCAATACAACTTATATCACAACAGCATCATTACCTTTGAGATATGAGATTGCAAATACTGGAATTACAACGAGTGCGAGCACACTTAAAC